ATTATAAATAATACTGCAAATACCGTTGATGTTGCTGCTGCAACAAGTACAAATATTGTAACAACATTAGGTACAAGTGTGGCAAGTATTACATTAATTGCTAATCAAAGAGTTTTTATAATAGCAAACGGAGGCACTAATTATTTTCAAATATTCTAAATTTAAATAAAAATGAAACAAATTCAACCCGTATCAATTTGGTACAACGGATCTTTTACAAACGCCAACATTTTTAACCTTTATGTTATTAATGATAATTTAAGTACAAGTGCAACATTTTATTATGCTTTATATAGTGGCACAATAGATGAATTAGGTAATAAATTAGCAGATGGAAATTTGGTTATGGATGGCTTTGATTACAATGCATTTACTACAAGTCCAGATTCAAATGCTTATGCTTATCAATGGGGTGCAACAAAATTAAACCTAACAATTATATAAATATGGAAACTACAAAAGCATTAGAAATTATCAAAGCATTAATTGACGAGTCAATTAAAAGAGGTGTAATGGTCAATATTGATACCGCAGTACAGGTAGCAGAAGCCTTTAACACAATTGTAAAAGAAGTTCAAGAAAAAGTAAATGAGCAATAACGAATTAGATCATACAAGTATATCCGGAGCAATAATAAGCGTAGGAGCTTACATATTAAGCATTAATCAAATTAATATGATTGCCGGTACTATGTTTATGCTATTAAGCGGTATTGCTTCAATTACTACTATTATTTACAACATTAAAAAGATTAAAAATGAGAAAAAGTTATAAAACTACAATATTCGGTTTATTATCGGCAGTTGGCGGTTTCTTTGCTACAAATAGCACAGGAAAATTGCAAGGTGCAGGACAAATTGTAGCTACAATAAGCACCTTTTTGTTAGGTGCATACGCACAGGATTCAAAATAATAAACAATGACAAAAAACGAAAAATACGTTTTAGGGTTGTTGGGAACGGCATTAATTATATATATGTTAAGAAAAAAAATTGCAACCGCATTAAATAAAACACCTTTTGGATCTATTAGTGATAAGATTTTTAACACTATAAGTAATTTTGAAGGGTTTTACCAGGTGCCATATTGGGATTATACCGGATATTCGGTAGGATATGGTAGTCAGTATAATTGGGATGCTAAACGCCCAGTTATTAAAAGTGATATTGTAGATAAAAAAACCGCTAAACAATGGTTGATTAATGATGCAATGGAGGATTATCAGGTAGTTCAATCTATTGTAAAGGTACCTGTTACCGATAATCAATTAATTGCTTTATCTTCATTAAGCTATAATATAGGTATAAATGCATTTAGAAATAGTACTTTACTTAAATTACTGAATGCAGGTGCTAATAAAAATGACGTAGCTAAACAATTTGATCGCTGGATATATGCAGATGGAAAAAAATTAGATGGGTTAGTTAAACGCAGAAATGCGGAAAAAGAACTATTTTTAAGTTAAAATTGTTTTTCATAATAGGTAGGTTTTATTGGTGTACGAGCCGGGTTTCTACCCGGCTTTATTTATTTACATATAGACGCTTATAAAAGGCATTTGTTTCTTTAAAATACAAATTGCAGTAGTTAGCTTTAATTTCTTCTAAAAAACGCATAAAACTGACCAAATTTGAGATATTTCGGTATTTCCTTACGGTTGTATCATTTTCAAAAAATACAATGGCAGTATAGATTGTTTTAGCCATTTTATAATTTTTTAGGAATTATTATAAATAATTTAGTTCCCATATAATCCAGGCTCTTAATTTTACGTAGTATAAGTAATTTACTTATAGCACGTAGTACGGTTATCCTTTTGTATTTGGTAATTTCCATTAGATCAGTCAAGGTTGCACCTTTACGTTCCATTATGATAAAAAAAACTTTTTGTGTGTAATTCATAAAATCCTATCTTTGTTATGAAAAAAATTGCCGGTTTCGGTATTGAATGTTAGTATGTTCAATAAGCCACCCCTAAAAAGGTGGCTTTCTTTTTTTATTTTGTTAAGTAATCAATATGGCATTTAGCAGAAACCAAAGTTTTATGGAATGAATTATCAATTCCGCAAACAAATTCGCCACCAATTTCATAGATGTAATAACCTAAATAATAGATTTTTTTCATTTTTAATCATTTATAAGTTTATAAAATATATATTTTGTAAGTTCCCAAACAATAATTGTAAAAATAATTTTCATTTTAATATTTTAAATTGTTTTATAATATGTAATATTAATACCCATAGCATATAAATAAAAACTATGATAGTAGCAGATAAAAATCTAAAAGATATTACTATAAAAAATATTAGTTTTTTCATAAAGGTTAAAAAAGTTATCGTGTTTTATATTTATTGTTATGATCCTTTACTATAAGTGAACTATTAATCCATATTTTCATTAATTGCTTCGCATAGGTATTAGATTCGGCGGTACGTTCCCTAATTTCATCGACAATCTCACTATATAACATTGGTATAGTTACAATTTGTTTACATAATCTTTGCGATTCCATATTATCCAGGTCGGATGCTTTTTTTCCTTTTTTAATTACTGATTCATTACTTACCTGTTCAAATTTACCATTAAAATTCATTAATGTTATCGGCTCAAAATCGGCATCCGATCGCATAAACCTGGATTGCATTACAAAAGTATTATTTTCTTTATCTTTTTTAACTTCTAATGTAGATTGAGCAAACCTATCGGAATGGGAACCAATTACGCCCGTAGTATGATCGTTAGATTTATTAAAGTGTAATACTGAAATAATTAATAGATCATATACTTTGGTAATTTTTTTCAGCCATTTAGTTAGTTTAGATGATTCAGTTTCATCATTGTAATTGGTAATAAGGTCTAAAAGTCCATCCAGTACTAATACTGAACAGTCCGTATTTAATTCTAAATACCTTTCTACCATTTTAATAATAGTACCGGTTCCATCTTCTCTAACTTGAAACGAATCAAAATTATTAGGAATATGTGTTAAGTCAGCAAAAGTCAATATTGATTGAATACGTTTGTAATAGTCAAAATCGGATGATTCGGTATCAAACAGGCATAGCCTTTGCTTTTGTTCCGGTAGATTTATTTTCATTGTGAAAATATCATAGGGAACAAATGCAGAGGCTATACAAGAATTTAAAAAACTTGATTTTCCTGCTTTAGGCAATCCACCAAAAATTACATAAGCCTGTGTAGATCCAACCGATTTTCCACCAATACGTAAAATTACATTTTCTTTATCGGGAATATGGTCGGGTTTATATTTTCTAAGTTCAAGTAATTGGTCAATGGATGGTTTTTGAATGTTAGTATTTATATCCATTTAACAATTTTCAAACATAGCACAAACAACAAAAGCAAATATTAAAATTACAATTGCTTGAAAATTATGATTGAATAAGGGTTGGTTTTGATTCTTTTTCATTTAGTATGTTTTTTTGGGTTTCTTCTAATTTTTCTAAAAATTTAATGGCATCTTCAATTGAAACTTTTATCAAGGTTTCCGGTAGCATATTATCCTTATAAATTGCTTTGTATATTTCCAATGAGAAATATTCAAGTTTAGTTAATCCATTGCTTGGAAATCCTAATGATCCAAATTTGTCCTGGATTGGCATAGTAGTATAGGCGTTGCTAATTAAATTTTTCATAGGTTTTTTAGTTTAAATTTTAGTGTTTCTTCATCCCTTTTTAATTGCTCAATGCTATCCTCAATCAAATTTCTAAATTCCTGTTCTAATTGAAAAGGAAATACAAATTGATCCAGGATAACAAATTCCTGTTTAAAATCTTTTTTAGCTTCAAACATAATCCTAATGTTGTTCCAATTTTTGAGAGATTGTAATTGATCCAATACGAGTATTCGTTTTTGGATTCTCATAATGTCCAGGAGTGTGTGATCCTGCAAAGTTGAATTTGCCATAATAAGCGGTTTTAATGTTAGTAATAACCAAAATTATCAAAATTTCGGATATTACCAAATATTATTTGCTTTATATGTAAATAAAGGTGAAAAAAATTAATTGTAAAGGTCTTTTTACGGGTACTTTAGAAATTATATTCGACCATCTGTGATGGTGCGAATATAATTTTATTCTACGAATATAAGACAAAATGTACCCTAAATTTATCCACATTGTGGAAAATTAACAAAATAATGCATTTTATGGCAATTTATTGATAATAAAACCGTACTTTTATGGACAATTAATTTCAATGAGAAAAAATTATTTGGGATGGATCATATTCGGAGTAATAGGATTTATTGCTTATAGAAAGTTTTTATTGTCTCAAAGCATAAATGTATTTTTTAAAAATTTAGATTTTTCCAGGATAAGTTTTACCGATCCGACATTGTTATTACAAGTCCAGGTAAATAATCCAACAAGTACAACGGCAGATTTACAAAATATTAGCGGAGATTTATTTATTGATGGTGCAATGGTTGGTAGTGTATTTGGAATTACCCCAATGATTATTGCATCTGGATCAAGTATTATCAATATTCCTGTAACATTATCTTATTTAGGTGTAGCTGATTTAATTAGTAAATTTAGAACTGATCAATTTTCTTTAGAATTTAGAGGTCGAATGGTAGTAGATTTTATTCCTATTCCATTAAATTTTAAATACGGATTTTAATGGTAAGTGCTAATACGATATTAGGTAAGTTAACGCCATTTATGAATCAACAAAGTGTTGTTGTAGAAAATCAAGGTGTTAATGATATTATAGGTGGAATATTAGATACGCACAAAAAATATCAAAAAGAATATGATAAAATTTATTCATATTTTATTGGTAACGATTTATACGAAACTTCTAAAAACATTTTTACTTTTTTAAAAAAGAATGTACCTTATTATATTGAATCTAACGATTGTCAATATTTAAAAAGTCCTTCAAGTATTGTAAGTACGTCATCGGATTGTAAAAGTTATGCATTATTTAGTTGCGGTGTATTAGATGCAATTAAAAAAAATACAGGAGAAGATTTTGAGGTAATATATAGGTTTGCTTCGTATGATCCATTTGATAAAATTCCACAACACGTGTTTTGTGTAGTTAGAGGAGAGGGAGAAGAATTTTGGATTGATCCAGTACTAGATAAATTTAATGAAAAAAAACAACCTTATTTTTTTAAAGATAAAAATATAAATAATATGGCATTAGTAGGATTAAGTGGTGTCAATCCACAACAAAATCAAGCAATAGGTAGTGATGTAACGGATATTTTTAATTCATTATTTAAAGCAGCTCCCGGTATTATAGAATCAACAAAAAGTAGAGGTACTGTAATTGAAAGAAATGGGCAAAATTATCAATATATGCCACCACCAAAACAATCAAGTGGTATTAGTACAAATACTATTTTATTGTTAGCAGTTGCAGGTGTAGGTATTTACTTTTTAACAAGAAAGAAATAATGAATAACGTAGGTTACATAGGATATAAACAACAACCTAATACAATAACAGGCCCACCAGGTGCAGTTACACTTGCTACCGGTGGTGTTGCTTTACCTATTACTGCCATTATAGATGTTGCAATTGCAGCTTTACCTTTTTTAATACCTTGGATTAGTAATGCTTTTCAAAGTCCAGCAAAAGATTCAAGAAACATTATTAATGATTTAAAACCACAATTAATTAATAAAAATGCACGTGAAAGATTAGGTTTAGTAATTGCAGCAGGTCAAAAAATTAATGTAAAAGCAAAGGATGTAGAAGCAAGAGAGTTATTGTTATGGTATAGACAAGCATATCCTAATGATTATCAAATATTATTACCAGATGATAAAATATACTTTAATAATTATATACTATCAATAAGAAATACAAGAGGGGATGGAAATAATATGTATGCTAATTTGGATCAAGCAATGTTTACACAAGCTGAAATCAATTATAACGCTAATCCAATTCAAAGTATTACCAATATAATATCAAATAAAAATAATTTATTGCTTTATGGCGGAATAGCTTTAGCATTAATTTTATTAATTAAAAAGTAAAAAATGACACAGGCACAAAAAACAGCAAAAGCAAAATTTAAACAAGCTATTGCATATAGAACAAAAACAGGTGTTTCATTAAAAGAAGCATTTGCACATATTTACGGTAAAAAGAAAGTAGTTAAAAAGGCAGTTAAAAAAGCGGCTCCAAAAAAGAAAGTAGTAAAAAAAGCAGCTAAAAAAAGAATTGCCGGGCCAAAAGATAGTAAGCTAATTAAAAAAGAATTAGCAAAGAAAGGATTAAAAATGCCACACGGATACGCAACCGTTAAACGTAAACGTAAGATTAGTGGTGTAAAGAAAAAACCAAGTGAAAGTCAAGTATTAAAATCAATACAAAAAGCAGTTAAGACACAAAAAAGTCACATGGGTAAACCACGTGTAATAAGTGGAATTAGTAAAGCAGGGGAATTAAAACGATTAACACAATTAGTTAAAACTTCTAATCGGTTAGAAAAGAAAGTTGCTTCTATGTTAAAAGAAAAAGTTAGTAAAGGTGGATATGATAATTTACGTAGTGTTATGAAAGATGTTATGTATAATGGTTTACAATCTGGAATAATAAGCGATTTAATTTATTATAGCGATACTATAAAGTTTTTTAAAACATATAAAAAAGAAATATTATCATTATTAAGAGAGCAAATGAATGATATGGGTGTTTATGATCCAAGTCAATTATTTGGTAATAATTGGGATAAAGAAGATCCAATGGCACAAGATACACAAAATCAAAACTTATTATGTTGGTTTGGTTTTGAAGAAATTACACGTCAATTATCAAATCAATTAGGTTACGATATATAATAAAAATTTTCCAAAAACAAATAAAAATCAAAAAAATGGCAAGAAGAAAATCTAAAGCTAGAAAAACTACATACAGACGTCGCAGAAGCGGTATGTCAGGTATGAAAGGTACATTTGCATCAGCCGCATATATTATAGGTGGTGGTGTAATTGCTCAATTCGTTGGTAATATGGTAAGTAAAGCAACGGCATCAAGCACAATGAGTCCTGGAACAAAATCATTAGTAAGTGGTGCAGTTCCTATTGTTGCAGGTGTTTTAACTCCAAGATTCATTAAAGGTGATGTAGGTGCTAAATTAGGTGCCGGTATGATTGCCGTAGGTGGTGTTAAATTATTACAAGGAACTGGTGTATTATCGGGTGTTGGTGCAATGATGAATAATTATCGTAATCAACCAGTACGCAATATTGCAGGAACTCAATTAGCAAACAAAGGAACATATATTGCCGGTGTAAGAAACGCCGCAATGTTAGAAGCTTGTTAATCAATTTTTTTCACTTTTATAAAACATTAAAAATAATAAAATTATGGCTACTCAAATGGGACAAAGATTAGTATTTGAAAATTCAAGAATGCTGATCAATCAATTAGGCTACGATACTTCTCACGCAGTATTGACTCCTTCATATTTACGCAGTGAGGTGTTATTAAGTACTTCAAGTGCTTCATACCACGTTCCTGTATTGATTAATGACAATACAAACGGAACTCCAACGGTACGTGAGGAAAGATTATCTTTACAAGATTTATTTATTGTAAGTGCTATTCAAATTACTTTAGTTAGTGGTGCTTCTACAAGTGCAACCGCTAAAAGTTATACATATCCAAATTTGACTGCATTTTCAACAGGTGCGGCTCAATTGTATGCTTTATACAATGGTTATTTAAACATTCAAGTAAATAACCAAAACGTGTTACCTAAATGGCCTGTATTACAACATTTAGATATTCCACAAACACAACAAAATACAAACTTTAATAGTGCAACGGCTACAAGTCCTGCACAATATACTATTGATCAAGTTAGTTTTGATCAATTTGCATTACAAGTTTGTGAACCAAATATTGTGTTGAATGGTGCAAGTAACATTCAAGCAAGTATTGTATTACCAGGTGCACCAAGTACTTTGGATTCAAATACATACGTTTGTGTAAATTGGTATGGTATTTTGGCTCAAAACTGTACTTCAGTAAAATAACTTTTGCGAAGTTTAAACGCTACCGCCGGCGGTCGGAAATTACCGCCATTTTTTAAATATTTAAAAACGCATTTATGATACGTATAGATAGATTTGAAGCGGTTGAAATCTCGGTTCCAAGTGGATCGACATTAACCCGTTTTTATTTCCCGGATTTACCAAATTTGCGTAATGCTAAAATAACTGCAATTCAAATATATACTGCGGGTACAATTACTGCAACTCCCTTAACAGGAAGTACACCAGTGACTACCGCCGACCTTAAAAAGTCATTTTTGACTTTATATGAGGGTGATTTACAATTAATTTACAACGTTCCTATGTTGAATTTTAATAGCATTGTAAATAGTGCCGCAGATCCATATTCATTTGAACTACCTGCAATTAATGGTATTACAATTAGTTGGGTAAAATCTTATGTAGTATTACCAACTGCATTAGCTACCACAGGCGTAGCTTATTCTTTTGGTGTTTACTATCATTTTTAAAATATAATAGTATGGCTGTTAATAACGCAATGGTAACAGGCACACGTGGAATTATGGAGTGGTTTGATGATAATTCATCCACTCCATATTATTCCGTATGGTCTGGTCCTAAACAAATGAATTTCTCCTGGAATGATGAAGATCAAGACGCAGGAAGGCAAATATTAGAAAAAAATATATCGGCTTTTGAACAAAACGGCGTAGGAACTTTATTGACATTAAAGTTGCACCCTAAAAAAGATAAAGCAGGACATATAACTAATGTTACACCACATTATGCTTCTATTCAATTTCGCCCGGCTGAATTAGAACGTGCTATATATAATCCACACCATATTGCCGGAATGAGAGAAAATGATAATACACAATTATTGAAAGCAATGATTGAAAATCAAAACTTAATATTGTCAAAATTAAGTGAACGAGAATTTGAAGAAGATGAACCAGTTGCAAAAGATACATTTAGTCAATTATTACAAAGTCCACAAATACAAGGATTAATGATTGCAGGTGTAAGTAAATTTTTAGGTTTAACGGATGGTGGATTGGCTACGCCGACAGGTATTGCCGGAATTAATGATAATGCAGAGGAACCAATACAAATATTAACTGATTTAATGAGCAAGGGCGTAACTATTGAGCATTTGAGAAAATTGAATGAAATGAATAGTATGAAATTAGCTTCATTATTGGCAATGTTATAACTTTTTTAACCTTTAATAAAATGCAAATAAGTAATCAAAATAAAAAAATATTAACTTATGCCATAGGTATAGGTGCAGGTTATTTTTTTGTAGTACAACCATTATTGGTAAAATTTGGAATAATTAAAAGTCCATCAATAAGAAGGCAAGAATTAGAACAAACACAAAATATTGAAGATTATTTGAATCAATCAATATCAACACAAACACCAACAAAATCAAAAGGAGAATGGCAAATTATTGCTAATAATATTTATAACGATCTTTCAAAATCATCCATTGCAGATAATAAAAGTGATGCAGGTTATCAAGTTTCAAGGGTGCAAAATGATGCAGATTTTTCATTGTTATATGATACATTTGGCAAAAGGCAGGAATATTATTTCGGTATTCCAACCGGTGGTTTACAAGATTTAGTTCAATTTATGGTAGGAAATTTAGATCGTAGCGAAATAAACAAAATAAATGATAACTATTCCCGAAAAGGAATAAAATTTAGATTTTAATATGAAAGCAGGAACTATAAAAATATTAGGTGGATTAGCAGTTGCATATATACTTTTTTCATCCTTTAAGAAAAAAAATACTCTAACAGGAAGTGTAAAAGCATTTTTGTATCAAGGTAATGCTCCAACAGGAACAACGCAGGTATTTTCAAAAGAAGGTACGCAAGTATATGATAACAATTTTAATGTTATTTATACTTATGATACTGGCGGTATTGGTATGACAATGACAGGTTCAAAAGGTACTGAAATGTTATCAGTTGTAATTGGTCAAAGTTTTATGAATGGTATTCCTGGATTTGTGTTTAAAAATGATGTTCAAAACCCATAATATGGAAAATAAAAATCAAAATTTATTATTGTTAGCGTTAGCAGGTTTAGGTGTTTATTATTTTTTAAAAAATAAAAACGTACCGGCTCCTGTTGTTCCCCCAACAACTGGTGGCGGTAATGTATTTCCAATGCTACCACAACCGCCAAGAGAAATTATAAAACCTGTTGAACCTGTTTACCAGGCACCGATATTTGATGAAAGAGATCCTGTATACCAAGAACCAATTTATAATGCACCACGTGTAGATACACCTATTGAATATACACCGGAAAGAGGTAAAATTGATGTACCACCACCTGCAATAGTCCAAGCACCTATTTATGATTATGTTCAGCCACCGGCTACAATATGGGATGAACCAATAATATATGATCCTATTTATTATGCACCTGTTGTAGATGCTCCTATTCAATATACACCGGAAAAGGGCAAAGATCGTATTACACCTGTTGAACCAATTTATAATGAACCAATATACCAGGCACCAATATATCAACCGGAGCCTGTATATGATGAGCCAATATATCAACCGGAACCAACACCTTATTATGAAAATAATTATGAATACAGGGAATATGGCGGAAGTGTAACTGATTTTGCAAATAGTATTCCTTTTATTGGAATGTTATACGAAAGAGATGAACCAATTGAGTACGATTTTGAATTAAAAAGAAGATAATTATATGAAAAAAGAAACATTGTTATTGTTAGGAATTATTGGATTAGGATATTATTTATATTTTAGAAATAAAAAATCTATGAATGTATCAAATAATACACCAACAGGAACTGATCCAAATGCACCAGTAAATGATACAGGAGTGCCAAAAGAACAAATGTTAGATGCAAGAGGTCTAGCTATTGATCAAAATTCATATAGGGCATATTTTTCACTTTCGGGATATAAAAAATTAGGTAACATACCAAATACTATTTAATATGAATGATGTTAAAATAACCGCACTAAAATACGAAGTAGATTTTTATACTTGTGATGTTAGCCAATATATTGGTGGTTATGAATATAATGGTTTAACTTTCATTAATTATGGTACAAGTACCGTAAGAATTGAAAATATTGTTTTACAACCAAATCAACAATTTGAGATTTCTGGTAATACTGGAGAGGTTACAAATCAAAGATTTTTTGTAAATTTTGGAACGTCAACAACTGGAAACAACGTAGTTGTTGTAAGAAAAAGATATTTGAATGTTTCATAACATAAAAATAAAAAAATGAGTTTAAGAGTATATTACGAGGTATTGAATCAAAAAGGAAGTCCAGCATTATTTACTGATACTTTTGCTAATAGACCAGCTTTTGGATTTCAAGGTCGTTTATTTATTTCAACGGATACTGCACAAATTTTTGAAGATACTGGTACTGCTTGGACATTAATTGCGGATGCTACTGGTAGTGTTAGTGGTTTTGTACCATATACTGGAGCAACGGCAAATGTTAATTTAGGATCATTTGATTTAACTACGGATATAGCTATTGCTAATCAAATTAAAGCAGTTGGAAGTGGTGGATTATCAATAAATGCAAATAGCGGTACACAAGTTGCTGATTTTGGTGCTGGTGGTGGTGCTAATATGACATTATTTGGAGGTTTAAGTGGTACAACGGCTTCTTTTTTAAATAGTAGTGCTTCAACTGGTTTAAATGTAGCATCGGACAAAGTTATATTTAGAGCAAATACAGGAGTTGCCACACCAAGACAAGTTGAAATTTCTATGGGTGGTGCAACATCTACTTTTTTAGATGCAAAGGGTTTTGGTGCTAATTACATTACTGATTTTGGTATAAGAACATATAATAGTATTGGTACTGCATTTAATGTATTTTATGGAACAAGTGCAGGAAATGTAATTATTGGTGGAACTACTGATGCGGGATTCCGTTTAGATTGTGTTGGTACTGCAAGGGTGCAGGGTGCAATGACTGCTACAAGTTTTACAATAGGTAGTACAAGTAATATAAGTACTGTTGTACAAACCGGTTTGGACTTTACAGGTATAACGGGTACAAACTATGATATGGGATTTAGAAATGCAGCAGGTAATTTTTCTTTTGGAATAATTACAGGTACATCAAGTGTATTATTTGGTGGTGCTGTTACAGTAAGTAATAATTTTACAGTAAATGGTACTTCTACATTTGGTACAATTAATAATTTTAGTGGGGCAAATCAATCAGTATCAGGTATTAATGCAGTTAATATGTCTGTACAAGGCTCTGCAAGATTTGGTTCAACAGGTTCTATTGCTGCATCTGCTGTAATAGATATGGTTTCTACAACAAAAGGGTTTTTACCACCTAGAATGACAACTTCTCAAAGAAATGCTATTTCAAGTCCCGCAACTGGTTTAATAGTTTTTGATACGGATATAGTAAAAAATTATGTTTATAATGGTACAAATTGGCAAGGTGTTATAATTCCTAATAGCAGTAATAATACATTAGTAAACTCAACAATTGATAATGGTCAAGGTGCATTACAAGTTTCTGGAAATATATATGTAACTGGAATTGGTGCAGCCGGTAGCGCATATAGTGTAAGTTCAACATTAACCACAGCATATTATCACGTATTTACTGGTGCTGCCGGTCAAACATTAACATTGCCAAGTCCAGCATCTAATAATGTTCAATATGTAATTATAAATAATACTGCAAATACCGTTGATGTTGCTGCTGCAACAAGTACAAATATTGTAACAACATTAGGTACAAGTGTGGCAAGTATTACATTAATTGCTAATCAAAGAGTTTTTATAATA